TTCTGCTATAGGCAAAACTGACTTTTGTAAGCGTCATGGTGGAGGAAAGAGATGTCAAGAAGAAGGATGTGGTTCTTCTGCTCAAGGCAAAACTGACTTTTGTATATCTCATGGTGGAGGAAAGAGATGTCAAGAAGAAGGATGTGGTTCTTCTGCTCAAGGCAAAACTGACTTTTGTATATCTCATGGTGGAGGAAAGAGATGTCAAGAAGAAGGATGTGGTACTTCTGCTGAAGGCAAAACTGACTTTTGTGTATCTCATGGTGGAGGAAAGAGATGTCAAGAAGAAGGATGTGGTTCTTCTGCTCGAGGCAAAACTGACTTTTGTGTATCTCATGGTGGAGGAAAGAGATGTCCAAATTGTATAGACTGGATTGATTCAAGGATTGGTTGCAAGAAGTATGATGGATATTGCGCTACTTGCTTCAAAAGAATCTTTCCAGACGATCCAAGGTCCAATCGCATTTATGAAAAGTCAGCAGAAAATAAGGTAAGGAATTTTTTGAATGACAACTATGAAGGATTTATTCATGATACAGCTTTGTACACAGGTAATTGTAATTGTACACATAGGAGAAGAATAGATCACAGAAAAATTATTGGTAATACAATTTTAGCAGTAGAAACAGATGAGAGAGGTCATTCTTCTTATAGCAAAGAAGATGAAGATATAAGATATGATGATTTATATATGATACATAGTGGTAAGTGGATATTTATAAGGTTTAACCCTGATAGTTATAAAAAGAATAATAGAAGGCTCAATCCAAAGTTGGATAGTAGGTTACCAGTCTTGAAGGATATGATAGATGAGCAGATAAGAAGAATAGAGAGTGAAGAAAATGAGGAGATAATAGATATAATTAAGTTGTATTACAATGACAACTAAAAGAGTATAAGTATTATTTTTTCAAGTTAAACTTGAAAAAATAACAACAGAGTTGAATCAATTTAAGTATAAGTTTAATTACAATAAAGATGAAAGTTTATTATTGTAATACATATGAGAATGGTAATACTAATTTTGGAGATGTATTAACACCTTTTATCCTTGAAAAATTAGGAATAGATTCTGTTTTTTGTAATAAAATGACAACCCTCACTTCATTGGTATTGGAAGTATATTAAATAATGATGTTGAAGAAAATTATAATTATTATACTTGGTCTACAGGATCTTTATTAAACCCTGGGAAGAAATTTAACCCTGTGTATGCTCCGCATGCTGTAAGAGGTAAATTAACTCTTAATTTATTTACTAACTCAGAAAATACAGTATTAGGTGATGGTGGTTTAATAGTTAGCGAAGTTTATCCATATGAAGAAACTGTTAAACAGTATAAACTAGGTGTTATATTGCATTATATTGATATTAAGTACAATGATATTAAACAATGGAAATTGTTTAATAATCAAGATGTACTATTTATAGATGTAAAGGACCCTGTTGAAAAAATAATTAATGATGTATGGTCTTGTGAAAAAATAGTATCTACATCACTTCATGGAGTTGTAATATGTGATTCTTATGGTATAGATCATAGTCTTGTTAACTCTTACTTAACTAATACTTATATTCATAAAGCACAGAATAGTTATAAGTATCATGATTATTACTCAGCATTTAATTTAGATTTTAAACTCCCGTCTCTAACAATTGGTAAAGATACTACAATGTTGGAATGTATAAATGAATGTAAACCAGTTAATAAGCCAAATATTCAAGAAATAAAAAATGGTTTATTAAGTTCTTTAAAAAATATTATTTCAAGAGAAAATTACTAAACAGTTAGTTGATTTTATATGAATTTTTCATATAAAATTTTTAGTATTCTTTTTTAGTATTCTTTTTAGGCTGTTCCATCTTCAACCGAAGACCTAGTAACCTTCCTCACCTTCCTCACGATCTTCTTCTTTACAGGTGTTGCGACTTCCTTTTCTTCTTCGTCATCTCCTGCTAAACTTCCATCATCGTCCGAGTCATCTCCACCGAGAGGATTTGGAGTAGAAGCGGATACTGGTGCTTGTGTTAGCACCCTAGAATTGGCTTGAGGGCGTTGCAGCAAACGCTTCATACCCATCTCACTGATACGGTATTCACATTCGTATAACTTGACCTGCAGTGAGATTTTGTTGCCGATGAAAATAGATTCAATCTTTATTGCGGCATTTACATGTCCAAACTTCCCTTGAAGTTCAAGTGGATTAATTGCATTACCTTCAAAGTCGAAGAACATAGTAACAATCTTGTTATCTTGTTTCTTGGAAATAATCAATTTTGCATAAAGAGTAGGACCAGCCCCTTCTACAATCTTTCCTTTCTCTTTTTTGTAATGAATGGAATTAAGTTTCTTAAGTTCTGAACGCTCTAAATCATACTTTCCAATATCCTCTTTGACAGACATCACATGGTCCTTACACTGTTCGCAAATCCTGTCGAAGGTTTCTACCCAAATGCGTTGAGCATCAGTTGCACCGTCTCTGTTATACAAGCAAATAGGTAGAGAGTATCCATTGACCTGTTTCGTCTCTTGACTTGTGTTTTCACTTACACCGAACGAAAACAGACCTGGATCTGTCGGAATAATGAGATCCCCGAAAGAACCATCTTCATTGCGAGTGTTGATATTAATTCTGAAAAAACTGATTGCGGGTTTACTATCCGGAATGCTTCCTTGGATAGGATCCGAGAAAATCATTCGAGAGGTGGCATATCCATCAGCAGATGTTAGTTGAGTATTTTGAGACATTATGTTTGATTTTGTTTTATTAGAAGAAATATTCTTTTAAATTCAATTTTATTTTTTGTACCACGGAATTGTTTTCAAAAGTCCTTCTTCAATATCAATTTTTGGCTCCCATCCAAGATAATTTTTAGCCTTCCATATATCTGGTCTTCTATTTGTCGGATCATCAATAGGTATATCTAAATTAATAATTGCAGATGTTGAATCTAATAATATACGTAATTTGTAAACCAGCTCATTAATACTAATCTCGTTTATATTACCTATATTCATAGGTAATCTATATGTTGAACTCATTAATTTACTTAAACCGTTTATTAAGTCGTCAATGTAACAAAATGACCTTGTTTGATTTCCATCACCGTATACAGTAATATCTTTATTTTCAAGCATTTGATTTATAAAATTCACAATAACTCTTCCATCATCTTTATTCATATAGGGACCGTATGTATTAAATACACGTGCAATTCTAATATCGGTATTATATTTATTATGATATTCAATCATAAGTGTCTCAGCAATTCTTTTACCTTCGTCATAACAACTTCTTGGACCTATTGTATTCACATTTCCTCTATAATTTTCAGATTGCGGTGTTATCTCAGGCTCTCCATATATTTCAGATGTTGATGTTAATAAAATTTTACAATTTTTAATTCTAGCAAGTTCCAGTATATTAAGAGTTCCTATAAAATTTGTCTTCATCGTATATATTGGATCTTTTTGATAATATTTTGGAGATGCAGGACATGCTAAATGATAAATTTCGTCAATATCTTCTTCTATACTTAATACATCATTTATATCATGATTTATAAATGAAAAATTCTTATAACCCACAAGATGCCCCATATTTCTAATATCGCTTGAAAATAAATTGTCAACAGAAATTACTCTATTTTGCTCATTTAATAATTTTTCAGACAGATTTGTGCCAATGAAACCATTCCCTCCTGTAATTAGTATTGTTTTCATGTTTATAAATAAATATTTATTTATAAATAAGTTTTATACAAATATTTATTTGTAAATATTTGTTTATTGTAAAAATGATTCTTCTACATAAAAAATTAATATTAATATTAGTTGTAGCAGCAATAATATTAATATTAATATTAGTTGCAAATAAAATTAAATCTAATTCTGATTCTAAATCTAATTCTAATTCTGGAGTAAAAAAAGATTATAAATGGTCTGCAAGTGATACATTTAGCTCATGCTCTAAACAATGTGGCGGAGGAATAAGTCATCTAATCGCATCTTGTACAGATACTAATGGACTAAAAGTTGATGATAAATACTGTGATGAAAATTCGAAACCTATATCATTAAAAAATTGTAATACGCAACCTTGCGAAACTTATAGCTGGATTAGAGAGTTCACACCTTGTAACCAAACAACAAATATGAAAGAAGAAAAAATGATTTGTTCTAAAAATGATGGTACTATTGTTTCAGATGATAATTGTAGCTCTCCAAAACCAATTTTATCTTCTGTCATGATACCTTGTGATGAAACTTATAACTGGGATGTAGGGTTCACACCTTGTGACCCAATGGGTATGAGAAGGAAAAGATCTGTTTGTTCTAAAAATGATGGTACTATTGTTTCAAATGATAATTGCAGTCCTCCAGAACCAATTTTATCTTCTGCCATGATACCATGTGAAAATTATAGCTGGGGTGTATAGGGTATATACATTGTGACCAAACAGGTATGAAAACGATGGTACTATTGATAAGTGCAACTCTAAACACAATACAGAATTTCTAAATAATTATTTAGAAATCCAATTCTAAAAAAAGTTGGAAAGTTAGAAAATCAACCTAAACTGGTATGATTTCATAATCCAATTAATACCTAAAAATCTTCGATCCGATCCTTTGGAGATTAATTCATTTGGTTTTAAAATTATTATTTAGAAATATTTTTAGAAATCAAATAAGAAAATCCAATTCTAAAAAAATATTTTTTTTGGATTTTAGAAAATTGTAAAGTACAAAAATTAATGTAATATATATAAAGAATAATTAATTGCTTATGTTTTTCATCCTTGTCGTTTGTTTAAAAATGTAACAGAAGAAACTGATCTTGGAAATATCTTTTATCAATCGGAATAGATATCTCGGATCCGCTCCTTTGGAGATTAATTCATTTGATTTCTAAAATTATTATTTAGAAATATTTTTAGAAATCAAAAACGAAACAATAATTTTAAAACCAAAAAACCCAAATAAGAAAATCCAATTCTAAAAATATTTTTAGAAATTAATTATTTATCTTACAAATTGAATACATTCTTTAATCACATCTACAAACAAATCTATTTCCCTATCATCTGGAAGTAAGAATCGCTCTCTGTTTGCTTGTTCACGATATTCTTGTAGTTTAGAAAATATCAATGTCTCAATTATCCCCATCTTATCTTCATCTGGACACTCTTGGTAATACACCACCTCGTGTTCATCCGATTTGTTGTACGTAGAAATACGAGGGGTTAGGTTTGTTGCTTTTCCAAGGATATACCTTCTCTCCTTCTTCATATTAGCAGTTGTAAGAATATATACAACATTTCTTTCTTCATATTGTACACGTGGTTGGGCTTTTACGTACTTCTTTGTTAGATATTGTATCTTCGTATTCTTAGAACCAAGTTCTATCTGTAATTTAAATAGTCGGTCTTTTTCCACAATATTTTCTTTCAGAGACTGAATTTCTACTTCTTTAATATTAATAATACTTTCAGCATTACGTAGCAGTTCGCGGAGTTCATCCAACTCATATTGATACTTCATAAACTTTTTATTTGATGTATGAGACGTAAGATGTCTGTCATAATTGTCTTTCCGACTAAACTGTTTATCACAGTATTTACATACATAAGAAGTAATTGGTTCAACTCCTTGTATTTTCAAGCAAAACTTTGTTCTCTTTTGATGTTGTAGTAATATAGATTTAGTAGTAAATGTCTTTTTACAGTATTGACAGTCCATTTATTATAATAAAGAAAATTCTTTAGACTTGTTTCTCAATAAGTGAGACTTATTGAGATTTTCAAAAGTTGGAAAGTCCAAAAATCAATTTCTGAAGGTATGATTTCATAAATGATATAATTCGAAATAATTTATTTGTGTATAGAATTTCTAAATAATTATTTAGAAATCAAATAAGAAAATCCAATTCTAAAAAAAGACATTCTACACAAAACATTGTTTTTGAGATTTTCAAAAGTTGTAAAGTTAGAAAATCAACCTAAACTGGTATGATTTAATAATCCAATTAATACCTAAAAATACCTAAAAATAC